CGCCAGCCCATTTAAAGACATCATAACTGTTACTACCACCAGGACCAAAGCCTGGATTTAGTCTATTCATACTTCTAATCTCATCATTAGTATAAACTTTAGTTTCTGAATTTCTCATTAGAGCTCTACAGAACTTTCTTTGTGCTCTAGGTCCGGTGTATTTCCATACCTCTTTCATTTCATCCGTGGCTCCTCTCTTGCCTAATATATCTAAAGCGCCAATAGCGCGAGCAACGCCAGCAACTGTAGAATTATCTTCAGCAAAGTCTTCTGCTCTGAGGTAAACTGTGGTTTTCGGATCATGTGTCTCGCCTAAATTTTCAGCCATTTCTATAATAGCCATTTGCAATTTCTCTCTATTTATAGTCTCTAACTGCTTTTCAGACCAATCTAAAGCGTCTGGTCCGCCCCATAGTAAATAACTAATAGTACCACAGGCTTCTTTATCGGATGGGTTATAGTATTCCCCAGCGCGTGACAGATATGAGTACATTCTCTGTACAGTTTCTGCTGAGATAGCTTCACCTTTAGCTAATTGTTGTGCTCTTTGTTTACCAACTAGTGTACCACATTTATTCTCTTGTGCCTCATTTAATTTAATACCTCTTTGAGCTGCTTTCTTTACACTTTCAGGGTAATTAGTATATGAGAACTCTTCATTCATAATTTTAACACAATTAGGGACTTGTTTGCCGTCTTTGTCTTTCATACCAATAGCTTCATAACCAGGCCAACATGCATCTTCTAATGCAAATTCTTTATTACAATTACAGTCTTCGAAATCACCTTCCCAATATGAATAACAGATAGCTACAGCTTGTGCTCCATCATAGCCTTCACCTTCTACTTCGGGTATACATCTTGAAATGAATGTGCCCTCATCTTCATCTGGTCTTGGCATTACAAACTCTTGTGCCTTTGCTACAACTTCTTCAAATGTCTCTGCGTTAAACGCCATCCACTTGTAACCAATAGCTGGAGTTGAAACTAGGCTGACTACTGATACTCCAAGATTATCAGATTCAAACTCTTCAGTACTAATTAATAATTCTACTATCTTTTTCATATTTTAGAGTGACGCTAATTCATTTAATTTTTTATTTGCTTCTTGTTCGTCAGTAACTTCTGTTGCTACAACGTATGCTCTGATTGGTCCTTCACTAGCGTTTTCTTCCAGACCTATTTGTCTATTTATCTCTTGTCCTTGTGCGCTGGCTTCAATAGCAGCATTAGGATCTATATTTACTGAACTAGGTGCATTGACTGATGCATTTAGACTAGGTGTACCTCCGCCACCTTTATCACCTTGTGGTAATTTAGTAGACATAATGTTTTTAACTTGTAGAAGACCACCTGCAATTGTAGTTGCTGCTGCAATGTATGAGAACGGTGGTGGTAATTCTGCTAGAGCTTTAGAGGCTCCCTGGTAGGTATTGATGGCCGTGGCGGCGGCAGCAGATGCCTTTCCTATTGCTGAATTCTCGCCAGCTAGTTGAGCAATACTAGAGAATGCTTCAGATGCCATTTGTAGTTTAGCATCCTTCTCAGACTTGTCCATCTTCTCAGCAAACTTCTTCTCGTCTTCGTTTAACTTTTTAGTCTTTTTAGCATAGAGTTTTCTAACTTTATCTTTCTGTTCTTCAGTAGCATCTAGTAGATCTAATTCAGCTAGTGCTTTCTCTTCTTGGATAGCTAGTTCTTGTCTAGCCTTGTCATATGCATTTTCTATATCTTCAAGATCAAGCTGTTGCTCTAATTCACGCAGTGTGGCTTTTCTTTGTGCCTCAATCTCTTCTCTTTCTAATTTAGCAGCATCTGCGGTAGCCTGTTCTTCTGCTTTCTTTGCAGCTTCTTCGTCACGTAGCTTCTGTCTCTCTTCAGAAGCAGCCTTTTCTTCATCAAGTGCTTGTTGTCTCAGCTCTCTACCTACTCTTGCCGCATCATATTCAATATTCTGTAGTTGGGTCGTCTGATCTATTAGGCTGGCCTTTAATTCTGCTATTTCTTGCTCTTTTGCTCTCCTTTCTTCAAAATTGTTAGTTAAAACTAACTGGGCCTCAGCAGATCTCAATGTTTCTTCGGTTTCTGCTATCTGATTCTCTTGTAATTGCTTCGTGGCTGCATTTACTTTGTCTAGGGCTGCAAGTCTATCATCTAACCCTAACGTAGTATCTTCTAGTATCTTTCTTTGAGCTTCAATCTCTTGATTTAACTCAGCATTCTGTATAATGGTTCTTTTACGTAATTCTGCTAATTTAGACTCAGCATCGAATTGTTCATCAACAGCTGCAGTGGCTTCAGTCACACTATTTTTAATAGTATTGAATGCTTCAGCAAAATTACCAGTAACTAGCAGTTTAAATGCTTTACCTACATTAGCTACGATCGCACCAAGACCCGCCATGATCTTTTTGAGCGCCTTGGCTCCACCTTCTAGGTTTTGGAAGTAGTTTACTAACGCTAGGACTAAAGGTACAAGCAGGCCTATCCCTGTTGCTGCTATCGCGGCGCTAGCTGCTTTACCAAAGAGCTTTGAAGCTTTAGTACTGAGACCAAATCCACTTGCTACTTTAGTCAAGCCTTTTGACATCATACCAAAGCCTTTCCCTAGATCTCCTAGAGAGGCTTTTAGATCACCAAGAGTCTCTTTAACCTCTTCGGCACGTTTTGCAAAGAAGCCCTGTTTCTTGCCAGCGTCCTCTGTGGTCTTCGCTGCTTTCTTGACTTCTTTCTCGTATTGTTCAATCGAGTTAACGACTTTTTCTACGCCGTCTACTTCAAATACTATTTTAACTATTTTCTCTGCCATATCTAATTACAAATATAATGGAACGCCTTTCTGAACTACTAAAACCGGCGTCATTGTTTTCTTTATTTTCCTCATTTTCTCACTTGGTAGACCCCAACTATACCAAAGTAATACGTCGTCTTCGACTCTACCTCGTAACGTTAATGATGGAAACATCTTCTGAATAGGGACTGCCATTAGACGTCTAATAGGTCTTTGATTCCACTTTAATTCTACTGGTGCTTCTAATTGATAGAAGACATCAAATGGTCCACATGACTTCAATTCATTTAGAATGTATGCAATATCTTGAGGTCTATGCGGTCCTGTTAGTACTACATCTATATCATTACATTTACCTCTTGTATCGTCTACAAGCGAGCCTACGAGCCATAGATCATACTCCATAAAGTCTACAGTTTCCATTGCTGTACGCCAATAGGCCAAAAATACTTTATCTCCTAACTTCATTATATTATAGCTCTACACATTGATGGTCCAAGCATTGTAGGGTAGCCATTACCTGTTGTCGGTAACTGATAAATCAATTCACCCTTTTGGTTTGCATCTGAGCCTCCACCGCCCCAATAGACGATATCATGTATGTTAGGTTGGAATGTTGAACTTGATTGTACATAGACTATTTGATTATCAGAACATCTGTATGCTTGATATTCAATACCACTTGGTGGCGGTGCGTTACAAACTAGTCTACATTCAGTCATTGTAGCATAGGTACCAGTACCATCGCCTGGATCAGTACACATACCGTTGACACAATTCCATGATTGTCCTGCTGGTACACAGTCTGCACATGATGCGTATGATGCAGTGTCATCTAGTGTAAATGTTGGATTGGCTGTAGAGGTAGCTACGATTTCAACACAAGTACCATTAGTTAGTTTTGCTATTGTACCCATTGCCCAATTAGAGAGTCCTGATTCTGCAATTAGAGTAGCAGAGTTATCACATCTTTCAACTTCATATGTAAATCGAAGAGGTGGTAGACAGTCTGCACAAGTTGCATATGATACTTGGTCATCTAGTATTTCAGTTGGTAGATCTTCAGTAGTCCCTCCAATAGTAACACAAATACCGTTTTCAGTTTTCATAATAGCACCGTTAACTAGATTGTTAAATGATGATTGTACAACTACTGGTGTATAGCCACTACAATATGTTGCGTCATAGAAGTATGCTGGTATGCTACATGGATCTAGTATTGCAACTACATCTGAGGTAGTATATGATAGTGGTGATAATTCTAATATTTTACCAACAGTAGTAGGATCACAGTCATTTGCAATTACTCTAAAGAAACCATGGCCTCCTAATGCAGATGCTACTGATTGACTTGTAACATCACCTACAGCTAGATTAACATTAGATGTATATGTGACTGGGTTAGAGCCCGTAGCAAGACACGCAGCATTCGGTGTTGCGGCTTGTTGAGATAATAACATATTACAAACTACTGGTGTATAGAATGGTTTATATGCTGGTATTATTTTAATTAACTGACATTTTACTTTAGACTTTGTACCTACTTTGTAATCAATGATCTTCTCTGGTCTATACCATGTACCATTTACAAAGATAGTATCTGAGAATTGTAGATCAATTAGATCTGTAGGGTCTAGTACAAATGTAGCTGTTAGTCTACGTGCGTATGTGTCGTATGTGTTTAGTGTAAAGTTTCTCCAATAGGTACTGTACATCGATTGCCCTAATTGTGTTTGAAAACCGGGAACTGCTGTACCCCAATAACCAATATCATTAAACCAATTTAGTATTTGACCGTTTTGTGTTAGAGGCCAATCAGATGAGTTAGTTACTAGAGGCCATTCAAATTGCTCTGTTGCAACTTGCGGTGTACTGCCTAGGTACCATGAGTATGAACTACCTGTTAGATCTTGTAGACCATTATAGAACACCCAACGTGTTTTAGCTTTAATAGGTAGGAACTGTGTACCGTCTGGTTCTGCTGATCTAGTGTGTATTTGTGGTATAATGAAATTAGAGCCCGGTGAGTATGATGGATCCGATGGCTCTAGCGTACTAGTACCAATTGGAACACCTTCGATTTGTGTTACCGGTGTTGGTGCCCATTTAGTTGTAATCTCACGTGTACCTTTTAGTAATTCATTACCACTGTCAAATTGTAGATAACCGTAGTTCTCTTTATAGACCTCTCTGTGATATGCATTAATATAGTCTTCATCCTCTTCATGTCTGTAGTTAATCTGATCTGTTTGTGTATAGAAGAGTGGTGTAATTACTTGATCTTTATCATTGTCTAATTTAGAGGACCAGTCTCTCTGTGTACCTGTTCTATAATAGTTCTGTGCTGGCTCAATAATGAAGTCTCTAGGCTTGTTAGGATTCGGTGCCATTACTAATCTAAAAGTAGTTAGTAGATCTCTCACAAAATCAATTTGTTTGTACTCACAGTCCATATATGCAATTGGATTGAAATCACCAACTGATGCACCAGGACAACTGAATTCTTGACCTCCAGTCATTGGATCTTCTGAGTATGTACCTCCACCTCCGATTGGCGTAATGAAGACTCTGAATTGATCACCTGGTTGAAAGATACCAGTAGCTATTAGATTACATGTACCATTATCTGTAACATTAGATGCGTATGCTGTTGGCGTGAAAGCACCTACAGTACCAGTATTAGGATCATAGGCAGCTCGCCATAGTATTAGACTAACTGGCGGTGATTCAACTACACCATATGAACCTATCGCAGGTTGTATTGATGCACTAGCATTAAATGTTAGGGTGATCGTACTGGGCGTTGTGGGCGTTGGTAGAGTACCTGGTGCAGTGTATGTACTAGTTACAGGATCATAGTTACCACCAGCGTCACTGATCTCAGCAGGACATTCTAAAAATTCTGCTGCTCCTTGAGGATGTATACCTTCAGCTTCAAATGTATTACTAGAGCCAATTGCTGCATCTACATAGATAGACTCATCATTACCGAAAGCAGAGACATAGATCTTTTTAAATAGAGAGGTACTAGGATCACCTGTATTAGGGTCTTCCATCTCACCTAAAAAGTTAGATGTATATGTGTATTCACTATCATAAAAGATTTGATCTATTAAACACTTTGCACGTATCATAGGTTTAAAACGTGTAAAGTCTATTGGTTTATTAGAGTTATCAAAACTACCTCCATCTGCTGCAGGGTGTCCAATAGCTATTCTAGGTTCACCAGTAGCATTCTGATTAGCACCAGTACCTGGATAGGTGTTACCAAAATCAATTAGAGGATATAACACGTTACCATTCTTTAGTCCGGTGTCACCATCAGCACCCTCAGGGTATGCTTGCCATGAGTCTTCTACTGCCTGTTGATCAAAGTTATGAGCTAGGTTAGGTATCTGTAGATTACACATTGCCTTGTCAGCCAACTCACTTGCAAAGTCTCTGGTCTCACCCATGAAACTAATCTCATATTCATACTTGTTATTAGAGTGATTAACAAAGACTTTTTGTACTCTAATATGACCGATTGAGAATAGTGCACCATTGTAAAGTATTTCTGCTTTAGCCTTTCTAGTAACATCAAAGTCTTGGCCCTCTACTAGGAACATAGTCTTGAAGTATTCATAGTTAGCTTTAGTACCTGGTATTCTAAACGTTCTAGAGAAAGAGGACATCGCACTGACGTCTTCAATATCTTCGATTGCTAATGTCATTTTGAGAGGTAGTTCTTTGTAGGTGTCTAACCAGAACTGTGAGCCTGCTGCGTCGTATACTTTTATTTGTACCATATTTTATGCGTGTTCGCCTGATTGTTTAGGCATATTGTTAGCCATTTGAAATTGAATCTCATATTGATATAGCTTGCCATCTTTAATAGACTCTTTGTAATCGTATTGTTTATTAGTAATAATAACTGGTTCGAATTTATTCCATACCTCTGGTAGACTAGACCACATCTTCTTGGTGTCACCTATTTTGTCTAGTGCTTGATGTCCATTCATCCAAACTCTAACATCTGATGATGTATATAGACTGTGCATTAGTGTTGAGGCCCATTCTGCTGAGAAGTCGCCTGTACTAGTTTGCCAGTAGTATGATGGCATATAGCCTGAGTTAACTGTGATCTCTGTGGTTTGATGTCCTGCGAAGACAGTCTTGCCTCTAGCATCTGCTTCTACATCCCATAGAGGACCATTAAAATCATTGTGACTACGTCTATAGAAGTCTTGTTTAGTTTTAACCTTGATGTCTCTAGTACCAAAGAAGTACCAATAGTCTCTATAGCCAAATGAATTCATCCAACTAAATAGAGTCCAATTTTGTAGATCATCATTTAGAGGGTTTGGCTGACGTAACATATTAATACCGTTATTCCATGAACCACCTGCTGAGGTTAATTGTCTGATTTGTTTGTTTGTTTTAGTATATGAAGAGTCTGCGCAATTATATGATGCCTGTTTTCTAATCATGAAGCCATAACCTCTTTTAATACTAACTGTTGATAGTTCATAACCACTCATTGCAATATTATCAGGACAGCCCGCTGGTGAGTAGACTCTAGGTATAATATAATAGAATACAGTACTCGTAGCAAATTCAAATGTCTGTGGATTGTTATTCATGTCTTGATATGTACAACCATTTAGTTGATCATAACCAGCTTGCATATTGAGGACTGTATATGGCCAATCTGCTGCTAGACCATCGCCTGGCTGCAAGTTAGCTCCACCTCCATTAAAGATAGTATTAGGGATAAATGATCTCACAACTAGGTTACCATCGATATCAAACTCTTGTATCTCTATAGCCTCAATACCTGTTAGTTCGGGTATCGCTGGTCCTTCTGGATCTACAGCGACTTCATTAATCCATGAGATCTGCCATGGCATTCTACTATCATACTGTACATTGAAGTACATGTATTTATCATAGTACAGTGGTGTTGGCCAACCCGGTGGTATGTAATTGGTAGTGTCCCAATAGCCATTACTTGCTGCATCTGTTAGAGCTCTACCGCCAACGTTACCATCAGAGCCAAATGGATTGATGTAATCAGCTGGAATAACACAATCGTTATATGCAGTACCCGACATAGTTACAACACCTTCATATTGTGTAACGACGTTATACCAATCTCTAGCGTAATACATTTTATTACCATTCATGATCACAAAGTCACCTAATGAGGTCTGTGCCTCTGGTACGAAGTCACCGGCAACGAAATCACCGAAGACACCGTTTAATTCTACTCCAACTTCTATTGTGTATTTAGCTATTTCGGGTCCACCTGTTCTAAACATTTGACCAGTCGTTGTAGAGCCAAATGATTCATCATATGCCGTAGCTGCTTTAGGTAGAGTCTGTACTATCTTTCTAATATCAAATTGGGCTCTAGCTACTTCGTTTGGTGACTGTGTCACAAAGCCGATTTGACTACCGAGTGCATCGAGTACTCTAACTGCGTATTTGTCAGCTGACGGATCTATATTAGTTAGAGTTACAATGACTGGCCCGTATGCCAAGTCTAATTCTGAAGGTTGTTGTAGTGTTGTTACCATTTCTTTATATTCTATCTGTTAGGGCTTCGACTATTAGATCTCCAATACCACCTAATGTCTTGGCTGCTGATCTAACAGGAGTGATGCCTCTATTTTTGGTTTTAGTAAATTTATATACATCGTTTTCGGCTTTACCAGTTGCACCTGCGTATGGTTGTGGTATACCTAATGAACTAACTGATTTACCAGTAACACCAAAGACTTGAAAGTAACCATAGATCTTCATACCGAATTCCATTTTATGTCCACTAATATTTGCACTAATACTGCTGTATAGTCCATTGCTTGGATTTCTATTTGTCTTCTCAGCAAAGATCTGTTGTCTCAATTGCTGTGGTAGCTGTGTCACTAGTTCTTGTAGAGTTGTAGTAGTTGCTTGACTAATGTCTTCACCTAATTCTGCAAGCTGTCTCATAGCCTCATCGGCTTCCATCTCTATGTTCATGTTAACACTCATATCTGTTGGAATGTATATATTACGTCTGTTAGGGTCACTGCTGATTCATCAATACCTACTAGACCTACTAGGGTTGTATTGAGTGACCATGTACCCTGAGTACTAGGAGCAACCCATTCGTATTCAACTTCAAATTGTTGTAGGCCCGCAGTGTATGTTGTAGGCCAATTAGTTGTGACCGGTGTTAGAGAACCAATGGCTTGTACAGGGCTGCCGTTAATAATCTCATGTGGATTAATACTTGGCGGTGTCTGTGTTACAACTTCACCACCTACTGGTAATGCCTGTTCTACTTGACCAGTAACTGTAACTCTATATGTGTAATTGCCAGGTACATAGAATGCATCATATGGTGAAGCATCTGCCCACCATCCATTAGTGTCTCTCTGAGGTGGTGTGACAATACTGAGTCCACTACCACTAGGGTCTGGATCTACAGTGGTCGGTGACGCAACTAGTCCTTGACCAAATGTAGCAGAGCCATCTGGGTAATAACAAGCATCCATAGGTACTGGTGCTACAATATTAATAGTGGCTGTTGCACCTGCGACTTCATCTTGAAACCTCTCTCTAAAGACTTGTGTTGATTGTGTTAGTAGTACTTCGGGTTCAAATGTAGTGTCTACTCTGAGATAGGCTATTAGATCATCAATGTACTGTAAACATTTAGACTGTACATCTAGTATCTGTGAGGGTGTCTGGGCCATCTCCATCATGATTAGATTAAATGAATAGGTTACAGCCTGTTGTGCTCTACTAACTCCTGTTGGTAGTAGGAATGCATATGGGTAGTCTGCACCGTCACCGGCTTCATCTAGAACTTTAATATCACTGTATTGACCATAGCCGAAGTCAGCGATGATAGCATGTTGATTAGCAGCGGCCTCTATTTTATCTACGATTTCTTTGTAATTCATTTAATCTTTGTTTGTCTTTTTTCAATTGTTCTTGCTGTTTCTCTTTACGTACAGACATGAAATTGAGAACACTATAGACCGACTTGTCTGTGAGTAGGTCAATGTCTAGGAGATTGTCATTACATAGATCTACCATAATACGATACCATGATTTAGCTATATGCTCTGCAGTCCACTTTGACTCTGCAGTAGGGTCTACTTCATCTATGTCCTCTGAGTTAAATAACTGTCCATAACGCTTGTAAAGATTACTACGCCATTTGATATATTGTTCTATAGACCAAAGGGCTTGCGGTGCTGTCTCTACTTCAAACTTCATAGTCTCAATTATATTATTTATCGATCTCTGTACACCCTGTGCCAAGTAGTATTCTGTATCTACGAATTGGCCGAATGTCATCTTTTCAAATTGAGGTAACGGGACTTGTTGTCTCATCAGCAGTGATGTACTAATAGCAGTTACAGCTAGTCTACGTTCTTCAAAGTCCATTAGACGTAGTAGGTCTATATCATGGTCCGTTGCCGTTGCTATAATGTTAATCCAAGTCTCTGGTACTTCGATATCGAACTGTGCAATTGCTTGCCACTGAGGGATTGTGAGTACCTCGTGTAGGTTCACTGATTTTTTATTTACTATGAGTTTGATCATTTAATACAAATATATTGGTTTAGTTATTTGAACTAGGGTCTACTGAAGCTACCGCCGCCCATGACCGCAAATTGGCCACCCTGTCTCTGTTTGCGATTATAGTTAGCAATACATGTTGCTATGATGATGTCATCGTGAAATGGCTCCCTAGCGGCATACTGGACCGATCTTGATTTAGGGCTATACTTCATTTCGAATACATCTAATTCAGCTTGTAACTCTGGAAATAGTTTGGCTGAGGGTATTGCTATATTGTTCTCATGGAAATCTAGTATTAGTCCCTCTACAATCTCTTGTTTAGACCTATTAGTAGTTACAAAAGTATCTGTTCGGTTCCACTGTTTGCGCAGCATTTCACTGACAGGTCCACCAATTGAATTCTTTTCTACCATTAGAGAGGCATTATACTTTTTCACTCTACTAATGATTTGTTCTATCATATAGGACCAGTCTTTCTTGTTATCTCGATAGATCTCTACTATACTGCCGTATTCATCTATAAAGACACAGACTGTATAATCTGATTCTTTACCAAGATCACAGCCAGCAAAGACTCTACCTCTAGGTTTAGGCCACTCAGTAAACATTGTTTTAGTGTAGTCATCAAAGACCATTGATTCACCTTCTACAAATTGACCTTCATACTCTGCTCTAAAGATAGATTTAGGTAGTGTTTTACGTGCTGCTTCTATTTCTTGCATATCTACATATGGATTACCTTCATATGTCATTCTATATGATTCGTAATTAGGGTGGTCCGGCGACTTGCCTAACTGATACAGATCATAAAAAAAGTCTTTATTACGTGGCGTAGAGCACAATATCACAGTGAGTCCTTTTACTAGTACTGTTGGTTGTATTGCACTACGCCAAGCCTCTTCTCTAATATATGAGGCTTCATCAATAATTAGATGTGTGAATGTATAACCACGTAGAGCATTAAAGTTCTCTGCTGAACGGAAGTGTATGATACTACCATTATAGAGATGTATTTCATATGTACTGTAGTTAACCTTCTTTGTAATCTTGGTATGCGCGATTGCATTGTAAAGATCTTCCATTACCTTTCTCACTTGTTGGTATGTTGGTGAGATGAAAGCTACTCTAGCACCGGCGTGGTTAATAGAGAACTGTAGCAGAAAGTTCATCATCAAGGTAGTTTTACCTGCTTGTCTACTAGAGACTAGTGTAAAATACTTTGCTTCAGAACGATTAACTAGGTCTATAAAGCCCTGTTGTGATCTAGTCGGTCTCAGTCCCGTTGCTTCCATCGTCTTCTAATGTATCTCCAAATTTAAATGTGAGTCCCTTTAGTAGATTATCACCGTCAGCATCGGTTAGTGCTTGACTAGATAGCTTTGGTATGAATCTTTCACTGAGTGACATTACAATCTTTAGTGCCTCTTTCGGGTCTTCACTAGCTACTTGTGATAACCAAATAGACAAGTTATCTAGATTATTATCTAATAACATAGCAAAGGCCTCTTTAGCTTTAATAGTGTAATTGTTTTGTCTGCCCTTCTTTCTACCGTTAGGGTTACCTGATTGTCCTGGTTTAAATGGCATCGTCTTGTTTGTTTTTTTCAATAGTTTTTAGATGCTTTAACATCACTTCAGCATTAGCTTGTGATCTAGCTCTAACTGTATATGCAATCTGTTCAGTCATTTTGAATGTGAGATTGCCCCTCTTTGTTCTATAGATGATATAGTATGTCATAGTATGTTAACTTTTTTTAGGTATTCTTGGTGCACGCGTTGCTTCACATTACGCCAACACCGGCCACAGCCATTAGGCTTCTTTGTTTCACCTGTAATTCTATTGTAGATAGCGTATACTAGTTCTAACTGTGCCCTATTAACAGCTGTGTTATTAACAAATATAGTTTCGTTGTCTCCTACAAAAATAATATCTTTGTTTGTCATTTTGGTTATGTTTTGTCTTTTTGGTTAGTATTTGTTTAATTGTCTATCTATCAGTTCTGCTAGCACCGCTTCTAACGCGCTGTAACATATGCCAGACCAACCATGTAGTGCAATGTTAATACCTATGGTTAACCAAAAGGTTGCGCACATAGTACAATTAAATGGCTTGTGTGGTATGTATTTATCTATTAGGTCTGTATAGGGTGTAAAATTATATAACATAGCCATTAGACTTGCTAACCCTAGTAATTCAATCAATGTTTGCATCTTGTAATCTTTTAATTATGTATTCTCGGCACTCTTCAACCGCAAATGCTATTGAAGTTCTCGGTATTAATGTTTTACGTGAGAGATCACTGTAGTTCTGATTATCTACCCACATTCTAAATAGTGTTGCAATATACCAGTAATGGCCAAAACCTTCACCCATCATGTCTTCTAGTATACCTTCGATACCTTCTAATCTAATATCATCTTGGATATCATAGTCAGTACCCCATACATTTGTAGTTAGGTGTTGATCCCACATCTCTTGTTTTTTAGTCTTGCCTAATGCACCAGCTTTATGTTGACAACCATCAAGACATATATCATCTGGGTTATCTGTAGTAGGTTCTGCAAAAATGCCTTTATATGTGTAGACTCTACGTTTTTGTCTGTACAGTTTATCGTATGGTGAATTGCTTGAATGGTAGTTTCTATGGATCATACCCGACATAAAGCGCATAGCTTCACCCTTGTCAATCAGTTCTTGTGCTCTAGGGTGTATCATAAATTGTTCTATAATATAGTGTGCTATTTCTCTATGGTTTCTATCTTGGGTAATCTTTTCTGCCATTTTAACGATTTCATCATACTTTAATTCTAAAAATTCGTTCATAGTTTAAATCGATTCCTCTGTCTCCAGTGGCTATTTTGTTTTGATGCAGGTACTCTATCTCTACCTTTGACAACATAACTATGTGGTTGATCTGTAGTATGGTCAATTATCTCTGAATCAGTACAACGGCCAGCCAGGTAGTAGTATGTGTTAATTGCTTTAGGATCAGTAATGTAGACTTCTGCTCTTTTAAAGTGATAGTCATTACCAGGTGCTGTCCAACGAACACGGTAACAATGGTTATTCACTAGGGCAATTCTGAACAGTCTACGTAGTTTAGTAAATCTTTGGTTTAATACATCAGTTGAGCTAGTATTGTGTAGTCCTAGTATAGCAGACATATCATTTGACCAGAAGTGATAACCGTATTCAAGTCTACATCCTTTTTTATTATAGACATAAAACATGAAAGATAGAAATAACAATTCATTGTCAGTCCAGTCATCATACGTTGTAGCGTATTCTGGTATATTTAACTTGATCTTCATACATTATATATTAACTTTATCTGTGCTAGTTGTTTCCGATGTCGATATGCGACATCGTTAGATGTATATCGCGTAGCGAATACATCGTTTCAGACTGGTATAGATTAGCTCTTCTTTTTGGTATTTGGTCAGTATAGAAGGCTTGTCTGAAAGCTTTGGCGTGCCTCTGCAGATTTAAAAAAGATTAAAAGCGGATGATAGGAAGTCTCGATTGGCACGCCAGTAGAAATCTGTAAAGATCAAGGCCTAGTCAAACATTTAATTTATCTGATCCAACCTGGCTATTTCAACGGAAGTTTGGAAGCAATTTAGAGTAGAGAAGCTTCGGTATCTACTATAGTATGTTAGTTGTTATACTAGTTAATTAGTATTAGTTTCAATTAGAAGTCGAACAGACTATCTCCAGCACCATCATTTGTATCTACAACGACTGGTTTTACATAGTATTTGAATTGAATTGAATACCCTGTAGGTGAGAGTGAATCTGGAAAGATCTTGATGTACTCTTTTTTATGTAACTCTTGTAGATTATATTTAATATCCTTTTCATGAGTACTACATATAATAGACATTTGTCCTGTTAGAGCGTGACAAGTCTTTTCACCAGATTTTGTAAATTGACTAACTAGTTGTAGAACTATCTTTTGCATACCATTGACAGTTTTGTCTTGCCAGATGCCTAGTGCGATGGTGAAACTAGTGTTTGAATACGTTTTTTCGTAGGTTTTCTTCATAATAGATTAATTTTAATTACCGTGTTATTACTTGTTATACATTATATATCACTATTGTTTCAAAAATCTGGGAAGTCTACAAAAAGAAAGAGGGACCCATTTCTGAGTCCCTCTGGATTTTAGTGTAAAATTAATCTATCTAACGGGGTTAATTGTAATGTTTAGGCCTACTAAACAAAGAATAACAATAAAAAATAATAACAATTATGGCGTACCCTTTTTAAAAACACTAAATCCAATTAATTAAATTCAAAAAACGTTAAATTAATAACATACATTATATATCAGCTTTTAATTTTGTTTCAAAAAATCATGGTGTATATGTTACAATATTACCTGAGTTATCTATACCGATACCTAATGTAGTATTACCGTCTGGTGATGTTACTACAATACCTTTACCAATATCAACAGCTTCAACTTGTCTAATTGATAGAGTTTGTGCTCTAGAACCAGTTACATTGTAACCCATGGCGATACTTTCATTACCAGTTGACGATGCATTTTGTCCAAAAGATAACCCTCTTTGTCCTGTGACTGAAGCCGAAGTACCGATAGCAACTTTATCATTACCACCTGAGATATTAATTGCACCACCAATAGCTATCGATCTATCTGAACTAGAAATATCAACATC